GTGCATTTTAGATCATCACTGTACCAGAACTTCGACTTCAAGTATGCTTCTTCATACACATTTGCAAAGGGTTGTAATTTGGAGTCTTTTTGTGGTGGAGTAGCAACGAGCCCCCACTCATCACAGTCTTGAGCGTACACGATTGTGTTCCACACGTCTAAATCCACACTTTCCTCGAGCGCGGAAATAACATCATCTCCTAGATCACGTACATGGACGTGCTCCCTGAAGTCAAGGTCATTGCCAAGGTGCTTGAAAAAACTAGCCCTCATCAGCAAGGCTCCAGCAATCCCATTGGTATGTGCCGTCAGGTTGGTGCCTGAAGGTTGTATCGTCTCACCTTGTGCGACGTAGCCACCAAAGTTAAGGATGGGAAAAAGGAACTCGTTCGCCACATAGCGGACACACTCTTGCTCTTGCTTTGAATAACCAAGATGTTCACAAATCTTCACAAACACAGACACAACCGCAGCACGCACCGAAAGGTGCTGTGAATGGTCGTATGTCAAAAAGTCGGTTGCCATACACCTATCGGGGTTGTCAAGCAATTTTTGCATGTGCTCTTGCCAACGGGAAGAAAGCCTATCCAGGCCGATGGAAGTCTCGAACTTTTCTGGGTGTTGATTGATGACAAACATTGCTGGGCCCAACCATTTTTGGACCAAAATGTAGCGTACAACGCTGTCAGCAAAGAACACTCGAGCCTTGTCGCATTTCTCTAGCAATCGAGATTCACTTTTTAGTGTAGCATTGAACGGAATACCAGATTGGCCACCTGCCAATATCTGAGTTTCAGTGTCAAGAATCATCTGTTGCACTTCTGGTAGGAATTCATGCCGTTCGATCACATCATTGTATGTCATGACACGTTTCTTTGTCACACCGAACGGATAGCCTGCGCTCTTGTCAACTTTTATCGAGTGACAGTAGGGATGTTCGTCAATACCAGTAATGATCTCGTCATACGTTAGCGGTCTATTTGTGCACCATGGTTGCTGTTTTGTCTTAGCTACAGCATCAGGAATGACTTTGATATAGTCTTCAAAGGCTCTTTCAAGTAGTTCAGGTGGTGGCGACCGAGAAACCGTGCTCGTGCCCAATATGACGGAATTTCTGAAATTCTTGTTCATGTCCATCTTTGGAACGCCGTACTTCTTTTCGATCCCAAAGTTATCTAGTGCTGCTTGTATATGAGGATTTGCTTCCATTGTAGTCTTAGATCCGCGACTTCCTCTATCTATGTCAGCAATTGCTGTGAAAAACATTGATGGAGGAAGAAAGTTCCCGACGCTATGTGGATGTAGCACCTCATTTACTCGTTTCTTACTCTTGGTCACAGGATTATCGACGACAAGCGGGGCAGGTTCAGTAGGGGCGACATACATTGGACTCTGTTTTAGGACACTAAGACAATGGTCAAACAAGTCTCTAGTGAGGATACCCGCATGACCAATCTTGGTCTCTCCAGAACCACTCAAATGAAATCCTTCAATTGTCACTCCGAGATGCTCCCGCAGTAGAATGCTCATACACAAACCCTTGCGCGTTGCAAAAGG